AACTACACCAACAACACCAACATCAACATATACAGCACCTAGTAGCAGTCCAACATTTGCACAGCCTGCTGGACTTAGCAGAAATCAAAAAATCGGTTTATTTTTAAGTGCTATTTCTGATGCTTATAAAGGTCAAGATGTTACAGCTAACATGCTTCAAAGACAGGCTATGTTGCAAGGACAGCAAAGGCAACAAAAATTACAAGAATTTGCACAGACAAATCCAGAGCTTGCAAGAATGTATGAATTGTTTGGTGAAAGAGGATTACAACAAGGATATTTAAGACAACAAGAATTAGAAGAAAGCGCTGCAAGTTCTAAACAACAAGTAGAAAGATTAAAAAATGCTGGTTTTTCAAACCAAGAAATAAATATGATATTAGCTGGTGTAACACCTAAAGATGTAATGGAATTAAGAACAGAGCCATTGCAATCTTTTGAATTAAAAACCCCTGAAGATTTAACCAAAGAAGTTCAACAAGATAAATTAGATAATCCTGAACAATTAGAAAAATTAAAAAATATGGATCAAGCTTTTTCATTTGCAGATTCTGTTCAACAGGCTATAAATGTAGGTGTTGGCCCAATACTAGGAACGCCTTTTAAAGAAACAGCAGAGGCTGTATCTGAAAAAAATGTGTTAAATGAAAGAGTTAGAGAAAAATTTGTAAATCAATATTCAGGTAGGCCAAGTGTTTATATAAATCAAAGAATAGATGCCTTACTTCCACAAGGACAATTTGTAGATGAATCTGTTGCAGCCTCTAAATATGAAGATGTTAAAAAAGTTTTACAAGAAGGTTTGACTGAAATGGAAACCAAGCTTAATTCTAAAATATATAAAGGAACAGAACTATTAGAAGTTCAAAATCAATATAAATCTATACAATCATTAGTCAGCGATTTAGATGTTGCTATAAATTCTTTAAGAAAATCAAAACCAAAAAAAGTATCTTTAGAAGCTGGTCAAGTTTTTAGACCTAGCGGTGGTTATGATGATTGGTTTTTAGGTGGTTAATAAAAATGTCTGAAAATATTTTTCAAGATATAAAAGAAGAAAAGCAAGCAAAAATAGCCTTTGAACAATTAAAATCTGATGGGTACAGATTAATGCAAGAAGGTAAAATAGATGCTAAAACTTATTACTCAAAAACTAGAGATGCTGGCATAGAGCTTGGCCTTATAAGTCCACAAGACTATCCAGGAAGATTGCCTTCTTGGGCAGAAGGATTTTTAGAAGTTGTTGGCGGTGTTGGCGGCGCTATTGTTGGTGGTATAGCAGGTGCGCCAGCAGGACCAGCTGGTATTATTGCGGGTGCAGGCGCAGGTGCAGGAGTAGGATCTGGGAGCGGTTCATTAGCAGCAGATTTTTTAGGAGACTTGTTAGCTCCTGATATGCCAGCACCAAGCGCAAGTGAAAGAATTAAAGATGCTGCAATAACAGGTGCTATTGATACTGGTTTAACAGTTGCAGTTCCTGTTGCTGGTAAAGCACTAAAACCAGCGGTTACTAAAATTGTTGATAAGGCAAAAGGACTAAAAGAAGCAGCTGTAAAAAAATCAAGTGACCCAGATAGTACATTATCTTTTCTTGAAAGACAGATGGGTATTACTGATGAGGCAGCAGAACAAGCTGTTAAATTGGCTGATGAAGGCATTGACCTGTCTCTTGGTCAAGCTAGTACATCCCCGTTTGTAAGAGGTGTATATAATTTAACAAGTCGTATGCCTTTGGCAGGTACTCCAGGTCAAAAACAATTAGCAAAAACTTTTGAACAGGTTGATAAAGCATTAAGCAAAAGAATATCCCCTACAGCAAAAAGAACGCCAATGACAGAGGTCGAAAGATCAAAAATGATTAAAGAATTTGGTTTGCAATCATTTAAAGATTGGAGAAATTCTTATACATCTGTATACAGAAAAGCAAAAGAACTAAATAAAAAGAAAGGTAATTTTTTTGATACAACTAATTTAATAAGAACAGTAAATACTGTTTATCCAAAAAGCAGATTTACAGACGCTCCAAAAGATGTTTTAGATTTGTTTAATGAAATTAGATTGTATAGACCAGACTTTGTGGTGGGTAGAAGAGGTGTGACAGAAGTTCAACCAAAACTTTCATATAATGATGTTGAGGCGTTGGATACAAAATTAACAAATTTAGCTAAAAAATATGACCCAGCTACAGGTTCTGTTGCTAATAATTATGCTTACAGATCAATTACAGCTTTACAAGATAGCATGAAAAGACAACTGCGTGACCCTAAAGACCAAGCAGGAAGACTAATGGCTGCTGGTGACAGATTATTTAAAGAATATATGGCCGTGGTTGAAGGCAAAACTGGTAAAGAGTTCCAAAAGGCACTAGGTAGAGGAGCTTTAAGACCTGGTGTTGGTAGGCCACCATCACAAAGAATAGAAGATTTATATGCAAAAACTTTTAGCGATGCTAAGTCACCAGAATCTGTAAAAGAATTGAAAAATATTATAGGAACTAAAAAAGTTAATGAATTAGCTGCTAACTATCTTGATGATTTATTTAACAAATATTTAAAAAGTGAAAAAAGAGATTTTGGAAAATTGTATAATGAACTTGGTTTTGATAATTTAAAAAGCAAAAGATATGCTGCAACACAAGAGTTATTAAAAGATTATCAGTTCACAAAAGCTGAGGATTTATTTGAGTTTTTAAATATATTAAAACAATTTCCTGAAGCGTTACCTGATGTCAATACATTTATACTTAGGTCTGGTTTATTAAGATCTGCACAATCATTAGGTCCTACAGCTTTAATTGGTACAACAGGTATAAGTGCTGGCGGAGGTGTGGGTGCTTTTGCTGGGTTTGGTTTCTTGCGATTATTAAACCAATTTTTATCTAATCCTTTTGATAAAAGTTTATTTAGAAGTGCTACTAAAAATGTTGCTGGTAAAAAAGAAGAGTTCATGAAAAGGTTTTTAAGTAGAATACCTAAATTACCTGACTCACCTGTACCACCTAGCGCACTTGCAGTACAACCAGCAGTGCCTTTGGTATCAGAACAAGTACAACAAGAGCCTACGACCCAATAACCTCATGGCGCGCCAATCGGAAAGAATTGGCCGCTCTGGAGAATACTTAGTAGCCTCGTTACTTTCTTTATACGCTGATACTGTGGTTATCGTTCCACATAGTGCAGAAGCAGATATCATCTTTGACGTTGACCACACGCTATATAAATGCCAAGTTAAAACGCAATCTAAAATAAGAAATCATAGAGTGTCATGGGAATATGACTTTAGACGTGGTTCGTTTACCAAGAAAAGACAATACGATAAAGATGCAATAGACGTTTATGCTTTGGTTGCATTAGATCCGCAGAAGGTTATGTTTACTTTTCCAGACGGCAGTAAACAGAAAACTATTAAAGACGAAGAGATGCAAGCGACTGACTCGCTAACAAATGTCAAAAACCTATTTAAAGAGCTTCGATGTCAACAGACACTTTAGGATCTTCGTAATGCTTTAGAGAGTTCATACCTAATGATATCAAGTATTCAGCCACCTTATGTGGTGACTTCTTCTCTGTCTTACAAAAATCCTTAAACTCTTTAGCAAGATGTTTGTTTACATATATTGGTTTTCTTCCGTTTCTTTCTTTTAAGATTCGATCATCAAACTCATATAAGTTCATAGTTACCTCATGGTTATAGAGAAACTTCTACAGAATAATCTCCTATATTATTACCTTTTGCATCTGTTCCGTAAACCATCTGTAATTCAAGATCAATAAAGTGTTTGGCTTTTAACAAGTCAGTCACCCTATCTTGTTTCTCTCCTTTACTTCTGGTTATATACTTTAAACAACTACCTAAGTTATAAGACAGGTTGTTTGCATATATATAATCAATAGGTTGTATCTTTGCACTCTTATAATGTGTGCCAGCTACTTGGTTATTGGTTGCAAGAGCATCTATCTCTTGATCCCATTCCTTTTCATTTCCTATATTTGTATGCGCATATATAGTTTTATTCTTCATAAATTTCTCCACTTTTTTTTAATAATATTAACATAATTAGTAATATTGTGTTAGTATAAACAAAAATATTAATAAAAGGGAAATTTATGGAAATATTAGAAAAGAATTTTGACATATCTAATACCATTGAAGTTGACGAACTAGCAGAGAGATGGGGAGTCAGCAAGAAAACAATCGATAATAGAAGGTACAGAGGGCAAGGTCCTAACTACTTTAAGATTGGTGGTAAGATTAAATACGATCTTGATGATGTGAAAAGAATGGAACAAGACTCTTATATTTCTGTCCATGGCACACGCTAAGTTAAGTCCATCGTCAGCAAAGATATGGATGGCGTGTCCAGGTATGCCACAGCTACTTGCAAGTATGGATGTAGAATACAAAGTAGGTATACCAGCAGCGACAGGTACATTGATTCACGAAATGGTAGAGACACTACTTAAGGGTAGATTAAATAATCTTACCTTAGAAGAATATTATCTTGATACCACTCACCATGTAGAAGATTTTGATTTGACGGTTGACCAAGAGATGATTGACTGTGCAAAAGTTTATGTAGATTACATAGACAAAAGAATGATGGAGCTAGATGTAGCAAGACCATTAATTGAAGAAAGAGTTAACATGCCAGAGATACATGAAGATTTATGGGGAACAGCAGATGCTATTCTTATTGGTAACGACACTATAGAAATAATAGATCTTAAAACTGGTAAGTGGGCAGTAGAAGCTGATAACCCACAAATGCGAATTTATGCGCTAGGTGCATTGTCAAGATACGGCGATGACTGTACGGTGCAAATGACTATCGTACAACCAAGAGGTTGGCATAAAGATGGTCATATCCGATCATACTCCATATCAGCTATTAATTTAGTTGAATGGGCTTATGAAACTTTGAAGCCAGCTGCTGAAGCTTGTTACGAAGAAATACCCACATACAACTATAGCAAAGACGGTTGCCGTTGGTGTAATGCTAAAGAGGTATGTGATACTTATAAACAAAACCAAAGGGAGAATTAAATGGTTAAAAAAAATAAAACTGAAAGTGTCGATGAGCCGACAATTAAGTTTGCAGACGATGGTATAGAATACAAAATTAATGAGATGCCAGAATCTGCAAAAGAATTAATGGCACGTTGGCAAGAAAAGAAACAAATCAGAGATGAATTTGTTGTTAAAGCAAACAATGACATTGATGATTTAAACACTTTGTTAACGGCTTATGAAGCTCGTATGAAACTTATATTAGAGACAGAAGAT